TAGCATCTAAAGATCCATAACCTACGGCTGTATTTGAAGATCCAGTTGTGTTTGCTTTTAAAGCACTCTTTCCAATACCAGTATTGTTGGAAGCGGTAGTATTATTTGCTAAAGCGTCTTGACCAACTGCTGTATTAAGTGTTCCAGTTGTGTTATCTTCTAAAGCTTTATAACCGACTGCGGTATTAGCTAATCCAGAAGTGTTTGTTGTTAATGCTAGATTACCAATAGCAGTATTATATTGACCAGTAACGGCAGCATCTAAAGCATCTTCTCCAAGAACAGTGTTACCAGAAACAGAGTTTGCACCTTTACCTATATTTACTGAGTTTATGGTTGCGTCTGCCGAACCTACGATCCCACCTGTTACTGATATGCCAGCAGAAGTTGTCTCTAGCTTTTTACTGCCATTAAAATATAAATCTACTGAAGAATCTGAATTAAAAGCTCCACATATTTCTGAACCAGCAGCATTTAAAATGTTTGTATTGCTTGCAATTATTGCTAACGGGCCAGTGCCTTGATCTTTTATAGTGCTGCGATTTCCATTATGACTAATAACTAAATCATTAGAAGCACCAAATCTTAACTCTGCAATGTCTGGAATTTGTATATTGCCGTCAGATGTAATTGCTAAACGTTCATTAAAACCTGCTGTATAAAACTTAAAAGCATCTAAACTATGATCGTAACGTATTAGACCTCTATATTTTTCATCTCCAGAAGTTCCATCTGCAAAAGCAATTTGACAACGAGAAGTAGTATCTGTTGTAGCAATCGTTATACCTGCTGTTCCTGATTCTTCTATTACTAAATCATCAAATTCACCAGCATAATCACCAGGACTTGTTGTACCTATTCCTAACTTACCTGTAATACTCGCTCCAGTTGAAGTTGTCTCAAACTTTTTGCTGTTGTCAAAGTATAAATCCACGGATGAATTACTTTTAGCAACAATAGATTCTTCACCATGTTTACCTCTTATAAGAACCCCAGCACCTGAAGTATTACCAGATCCAATTATTAATTTACCAGTCCCATTATCTTGTATAAAAGAGTTAGTTCCTGAATGAAAAATTTGTAAATCTGACCCAGAACCAAGATTTAATATATTATTATCACCTAACTTAAGATTTCCAGTTAAAGTTCCACCAGCAAGCGGTAGTTTATTTGTAATAGAACTATCAGATGCAGTTATAAATCCAGCACCATTTGTCAGTTGATTTGTGTTACTGACATTAGTAGCTCCTGTTGCTATCCCATCTAATTTTGCACCATCAACAGATACATCTCTTCCATCTACTGTGCCTGATGTAATTATATTTTGGCTACCAAAGTTAGGATTTATCTTTGTTCCTTCTATACTTGCATCACTAGCTACTTTCGCATTAGTTATAACACCATCACTAGGAGTTCCAATATCTACTGATTTACCAATAGTGATAATAAAAAAATCTGATCCACTAGCAGGGGCAGCACTAAATATTACTGATGATCCACTTAAAGCAAAACCTTCACTTGGTTGACTAGAACCATTATTAGGTTTCTGTATAACACCATTAATACTTACAAGTAACTGCTCTGCTAATTCTGGTGGATGATTAATATTAAATCTATAAGCACTACCATTAAAAGTTGCACTTCCTCCACCAGTACCATTAAAACTACTTAAGGTATTTGTATGAAAGTTACCAACAGAACTTGCTTCCTGATAAGCAGTACCATTAAATACTAAAAGCTTATTATCAGATTTTCTAAAGATTAAATCACCTTCATCATTGTTAGATGTTGGTGTTGTATCTACAACTCTATATCTATTACCGAAATCATCTATATCATTACTTAGATTAATAAGATCAGATTCTTTTAATAAGACTTTATGGTAAGTGTAAGTATGTAAAGTAGTTGTTGTTTGTACTTGTAAACCAACACCACTACCTAAAGTTTTGCTATGTAGATCAGAAGGAAAGCTATTTATAGTAACAGTATTACCTGTACCTGCACCATTAGTTATAGAAGCAACACCACTACTATTAACTACAACCCCACCTGCATCTGATATAGAGACTACAGTACCAGCATTACTACTAGGATCAGGGTGTGTAGAAGGGAAAGATGTTTCATTTGCTATTGCAACAAAACCACCTAAAGCATTAGTTACCGTAAGAATACGATCATTAACAGCTTTAGATGTTGGTATCTTTGCATCACTGTTAGCTGTTAAAGAAGTTTCTACTTCCTTATTAGTTAGTTGATTAAGGTTAGAAGTAGAAGCTGTAATACCATCTAATACATTTAATTCAGATGCAGTTAATGTACTGTTAACACCATCCAATGTATTTAGTTCTGTAGTGCTTACTGTTGCCCCATCAAGAATTAAGCGTTCATTATCAGTTAAGGCAGCTAGATTTGCAGCATCAGTTATTTGTGCAAGACCACCATCTTTTTTAACAACATTATTATTTAATTCATCTACAAACTCCTGTAAACCAAATAATATCTGGTCACTGTTTGCATCAAGATCTGCTTCTGTAAGAACACTTCCATCTTCAAAATCTACCTTTTTAGAACTTATATCTGTATCTCTTTGTATTTTGATAGCAGCACCATTAGCAGGTATATTTCCAGAAGTAAAAGTAAGACTAGAACCACTTATTGTAAAATGTGTATTAATAGTTTTAGATTGTCCATCAACAGTAACGTCAATTTCATTAATACTAAGATAAGAAAAAGATATAGAAAAATTAGCTGTACTACCATTACCAGTGTGGTTTGTAAAAGACGCAGCAGTGTTAGTAGCCATAATTAGTCATTAACTATTGGATTAATTATTCTGATTATATCTTCATTAGCTCTTCTAGTTTCATTTTCTGCTTGTTTTTTCAATTCTGGGTCTAAAATAAATTCTTTGTAATATTCTATCGCAGCGTCTTTATATACTTTATAAATATCTCTAACTTTTTTTTGTAATTCTTTTCTTATCTTGTTTTTGTTTTTTAAAGTGGCTTGAGCATCTATAGCACCAGAATCATCACTTTCAAGGTATTTCAAAGCTTTTATATTTGTTTTATCTCTTGAGAGTTCTAAAATCATTTCGCCAAATCGTTTGCCATTTTTAGGGTCAAATATAGGATTTCTACCTTTAAAATTTATAGGTATGTTTGGAATAAGACCTGTAAGTTTGTTGTAAGCATTTGTATCTAAATTAATACCATTTCCTTCATTGTCAAATGGTATAACATCACTAGGAGGTACTACTTTAAACTGTATTCTTCTTAAATATTCATCTATAGGATTATCTTTTTCTTTTTTATATTTAAAAGGATTAAAATAATTACCAAAAAAAGCACCTTCTGGATATTCTGCAATTTTTCCTGTTGTAATGCTTCTTATAGGTTCAATATCTGCACTAAAACCTGATGTTTGATCTTGTAAATTTCTCATTATCATTGTGCTAAAAGTATCTATATCTTTAAAAGGATTATTTGAAAGTTTTAAACTGCCAAAATCATTACCCTCAAATTCTTCATAATCTTCTGTGTAATCTCCTCTATCTTCTGTTCTTTCTTCTTGTGGAAATAAATCACCTTTTCTAAACTTTGTTTTCCTTTTAGGAAATCTACCTTTAAATGTTTTTTTTGTTAATTGGTCATACCATTCTTCACCTCTAGCTCTGGTAATACTTCTCCAAAGAGAAGAATAAGGTACAAGATTTGTAATGTAATTTACTGGCACTTGATAAAATCTTCTCAACGCATTGACATCACTTGTAAGATCAATTATCTGTGCAATATTTTGAATCATGTATTTATTATTTAAGTTTCTTGAAAGTAAAGCTATATGACATTGTGCAGCATTTTTATAGTCTTCATCACTTACAAAATCATTACAATATTCCATGTCACCTGCGATCATAAGCATACTGCCTACTGGTTCCATTCGAGATAAAATGTCTATATATTCATAGTTTGGCAAGCCATTATCTCCTCTAATTATGTTGCCATCTTTATCTTTTTGTAAAAGTCTAAAACTGTAAGGTAGTTCATCAGTTCTTTTTTCTCCTTCTCTTAACCATCTATTATGATGACCACCACCAATAAGAGCTAACTCTGCTTCTGGATTGTTTCTTTGTGCTGCTAAACCTATAAAATAAGCCCATATTGCAGCACCCATAGTAGCTTCGCCATTGGCTCTATAAGCAGTAGCCAAATCTTCACTTAATAAATTATCATTATGTTCTTTTAAAATTCTTCCTATAGTTGCATTGTATTTAGGTGGCATACCCATAGTTAAAGTCCCAAGATCAGGTAAACCTGTTCTTCTTAAAACTTGTTTACCTATATTTACAGGTGTAGTAACAAAAGGAACTAAGGGCTTTAAGGCCGAAGACTTTAAAATATTTGCTGCATCTTGAGTAAATTTTGAACCAAAACCATGAATACCAAATCCTTTACCTAATTCAACTGTAAAAGTTCTATCTGCTGAATAATCTAAAGCTCTTGTGTATGAGTCTAAAATATTTTCATTTGGTACAAAATCAGGAAAAGCAGTATCTTGTCCTCTAGTAAAACTTCTTGTATTAACAATATCTGTAATTTCTTTAAAATTACTATCAACATATATTTTAAAACTTGTACCTGTAAGACCTTTTTTTGTTGCTTGCTCTGCAAGTTCTCCCATTAAAAATGAACGAAATGCAGTTTGTTTTATAAATTCATCACCTGCCATCATAAATCGAGAAGGTATTCTTATTCCATGACCAAATAAATTAATACTCTTTGCAAACAAAGAATCTCCTGACATTCTTATTGCATACCTTTCATAAGCATCTTGTGTACCAAACATTCTTCTTTCATCAAGAATATTTTTATCAAGCCATAGTGCCTTACCTGCTGCTGTCAAACTATCTTTCATAGATGTAAATATAGAAACAAGTTCTCTAGCTGCCCTTATTTTCATTTGTTTGTTTAATATTGGGCTACCTGCTGCAAGGTCTAAAGGACCAAGAGCTACGTTAAATAAAGAACCAACTATATTGATAATTTGTGTTTCTGGTGCTGAAAGTAAATTATTAATAAATAACTCATTACTAATTCTTAAGCTTTTACCGACTGCATCTCCAAATCCAAAACCTTTAACAAGCTTGCTTATTTTTTTACTATCTCCTTGCATAGCCAATACCTTTCTTGTGATACCTAGCAAACCTTCAATATCATTATTTTTTATGTAAGTCTGCATACCTTCATATAGCTCTTCTTTTGTTGGTATTAATTTTTGTTCAGTTATTTCTTTTTTTGTTTTTTCTACTAAATCTCTTGTAGTTGTACGAAACTTCTCTTTTGTAGCTCTATCAGCAGTTTTCTCTCCACCACCAATACCTGCTCCTACTTCTTCATCAACTGTTTTACGAGCAACATCTTTAGGTTCTGCATCTATAAGTTGATTAACTCTTACTGTACCTGCTGTTTCATTACTTATCTTTTTAGTTGGACCTGCAAGATTTATCATTCTTGATACATCTTCTGACCAATTCTGTAATAGTTCATCTGGTATGTCTTCTCCAAGCATGAAAGATTGTTCTATATCTGTCATGTATTGAGTTACATTTTTAGCTAATCTTTTTTGTTCTTTTATTGCACCAAGATAAATAACCCTCATGTGTTTTTCTGGGTCATTAGGACTAATTTTCTTTGCTATTTGAATTACTTTAGGCAGCAGTTCATCATATCCCAAAGCACTTGCAGCTTCTACTGAAAAATCATCAGGTATAACAATTCTATTAAGTACTTTACCTGTGGCTTTCCATGTATCATCAGTAATACTTTCTACATCATTCCAAATTTTAGGATTAGGCTTTGATTGCTGTAAAGGCAAATCAGTAGCTTTAGTTTTAGTTTTTTTTGTTACTTTTGTTTTTGGTGTTATTTCATCAAACTTAGGTAGGTCATCTAATACTTTTGTAAATTCATCTGAAAATTCTTCACTACCTACAAGAGTTGCTTTTTTTAATCTTGCAATCTGTTTCTTGGCAAACTCTAATCTAGTCGGGTCATTTTTTATATCTTTCAATAACTGAATAGTTCTATTAGCCATCTGTTCTGGATTTAATATATTAGGACCACCTGTAACGTCATCAATCAACCTTATAGCGTAAGGTTCTAATACACTTTTTAATTTAGGTAGACCTTTAGTTGCTGCTAATCCTGTAATTCCAATAGTCTCTCCAAAAACTGTACCTGTTAAAAACTGCTTAAGTTTTGCTTCTCCAAAATTGCTTTCATCTCCTTCTTCTGGTCTTTCGGGTGCAGACAAATATTCAACAATAGGTCTTACAAATCTATTGTTTACTACAGGACTTTCTATATCAGCAAGAAAGTTAAATAAGTTTTCGTCATAAGCATCTACACCAACAAAATCTGCTGCTCCACCTGCTGTAAACCATCTAGCACCAGTAGCAATCTTGTCATAATTTTTTATACCTTGTAATGCTTTTATACCTTTTATACCTTTTAAAGCCTTATTAAAACCTGCATAGGGTATCAAAAATCCAGAACCAAATTTAAATATTTGATAGGCTGCATTATCCATATCTCCTTCTTTTTCAAGACCTAAAGCCTTAAGATCAATCAACTCATTTGGGTCATAAGGATTACCTTGTAAGTAATCACTTATATGTTTTATTTCATTTGGTATATCAACAATACCTGCTGCGGTAGCTCTTAAAGCAGTAGCTTCTTCCTCTGACCTAGGTTTTAAAAATTCCTCTTGAAACTTCGCAGCACGATTTAATGTATCTTCTGTTATTTGATTTGGTGCTATAATTGCACCTGAGTTTTTTCTTAATTGATCGAATATTGCTTTAGGTATATCTTTTATACCAAAATTCTTTATCTTTTCATTTTCTGTGAAGTTATCAGTTTTTTTAGACCCAATATCAAAAGCTCCTTCTGGTACTGTATTTTGTAGATTAGAGTCTGTCATAGTTTAAAACCAACCTTCTTTGATAGCACGATCAATAATGTCTAATACATTTTTATCATAATCTGGATTGGTTGCATAATCTTCAGCTTGTAGCATTTTAATTGCTTCCTGAATACTGTTTGCATTTACAATACCTTTTCTACCTAAGAAATTATCATTCCATTGTTTTTTGTATTGCATCATCATGGCTTTGATATTATCAAATGTTTTAAAATCTGCTTCTTCTACTTGTTCACCTTTACCTCTAAATTCTGTAGTTAGTTTTCTTTCAGATTCACCTCTTTTAACTTCTGAAGACGTAGCTTGAAGACCTAAGAAATTATTTTTTGCTGATTGAGTTTTACCAAAACCTGTTTCTTCCATAGCTTGTGCAGCTACAAGTTCGGGATATTTAATACCTATTTCTTTAGCAATATTATAAATAACTTGGAAATTATGTTTTTCTCTAACAGGATTAAATGGGTGATCTTTTTCTGTAATCAATTTATTTACATCAAACTTAGGAGAATTTACTTTGTTTGGATCAGTAATACCTTCTGGAATTACCAAAACATCACCTACTTGAATTTGATCTGTTGTTAATGCATTTGCTTTTTTAATAGCTTCAACAGAAGTATCTAAATCATTTGCTATACCAGATAATGTATCGCCAGATTCTACTTCAAATGTTGTAACTCCACCTTCGCTAAAAGCACCACCTTCAATATTAGTGAAATCCATACCACCTTCTAAAAACTGATTGTCTTTATTTTTGCTTTTTGGGTCTTTTTCCCTTTCTTCTGAAAATCTATTAGTAAATTCTGATCCTCTATTTAAAATTCTATTTGGATCATCAAAATCTAAGTCTGTTCTTTTAAATATTGTTCTTATGTCTTCTTTAGGTATAAATGGATTAATAGTATCAGGGTATTGTTGTTTTGCTATTTCTTCAAAATCTCCTATACCATTTGCTCCTAAAGATTGTATTGTAAATTGCTCTTCCATTTTTTGTACTTCTAAACTTGAAGGCAATCTTTCGTTCTCTTTTATGTAATCTTTAAAATATTTTGTTACTTGTTTTTGTACTTCAAAATTAATTTTAGTAGATGTTTGAAAATCAACTTTACCTATAACTCGACCAAAAAAACTAGCTTTTGTACTTGTACCTAAGTTATCATTTACAATCTTCATAATTTTATTTTTACTTGTCTCTACTTTCTCTCCTAAACCTTTGCTGTTTCTTGCTACTCTTTTTAATTCTTTTATTGCTTTAACTGCTTCATCATCTAATGTCGCATGATTCATTTCTATATGACCTATCTCTTTTTCTAAAACTTCGTCATATCCATCAAAAACACCAAGACTAATTTTGTTTTCCATAGCAGGTATGATTTCATTTAAAAGATTGTAATTATCTGACTCTCCTAAATTTTGTATATATTTCTGTTCTTCTTCGCCACCAAACAAAGGGTCGTTTAGTAAATTTTTATATTCTGTTTGTTTTTGTTGTTGTACTTGTGTCCTTTGATCTATAGTCATTTCTTCTGTAATTTCAATAGAATTAAAATCTTTCCATCTTGTTTTTATTGTTAGTTTGTTTTTTTCAGCTTGTAGCTTTGGTGCATTTTTTAATTTTTTAAGTGCTAAGTCTGTATAGTCTGAATCAAATTTTGCTGCTTCATCTAAATATGTACTATGCGTTGTTAAGTCTTTATCTCCATAAGGTATTGATCTTAAAATTCTATCTGCAAAATCTTCTGCAAGTTGAAAGCTTTTTTCTTTTGAAGGGTCTACTAGCAATCTAGCCTTATCAAAAGCACTTGCAACAATTTGTTTATACATCTTATTTGCATCTTCTCCTGTAATACCTGCGTTATAAAAATCTTGTAAAAAACCTGCAATTAATTTACCGCCTTCTTCATCTTTACCTTGAACAAAAAAAGTTGCTGCACTATCTAAAACTTCTGGTACTTTGTTTTGTAATTTTGTAAAATTAAAAGCTTGATTTTTTTCAGTAGCATAATTTGTAATATTAAATAATTCTTCTTGAACAGTTGGTATAAAAAATTCATCTACAATATCTGAGTCTATTCCTTCATCTGTAAATGTTTGTAGTGATTTGTTTAAATAGTTTTGTCTCCAATCCTTAAATTCATCTGAGTCGCTAGAAAACTCTCTTAAAAACTTAAATATAGGTTGTCCTCTGCTATCTACTTTACCTGTATCTATTCTTGCAGCATCATAAGCATTTTCAAAATTACCTTTAAATTTAAGTGCTTCTAGCTGCACCCCTACCTTTTCATATTGTTGTCTATATACCCTACTACCACCAATAATTTTTCTTGCAGCGTCATCTCCATTTTTTTTTCTAATGTCATTAGATAGTTTTGCAACTTCTCCACCATTTATTTCAGCAAAAATCCTATCTTTTGTAGCTTTTCTTTTTTCTTTCTCTACACCTTTTGTTATTGATTGATTTAAAAAAGGTCTTATATCTTCATTTACAGAAGCTAAAGTTTCTGCAAAAGCTAAAAGTCTGCTTTTAGGTTGAGTAGTAACAGGATCTACATAAGTTGATACTCGTTGGTCATAATTCTCTCTTGCTGCTGATGATAAAAAACTATTAGACATAATTAACTAAGTAAAGAATACTGATTTAAAGCACCTGTGCCTATATTCAATAAGGTCTGACCAAGTGAAGGTATTTGGTTGTAAGCTTCATTAATATTACTTTGAAGAGAGTTTCTTCTATTCATAAAGGTTGCTTCTGTTGATGCAATATTTCTATCATATTGTCTTCTAAATGATTCTAAAGATTGATTTATTGATTCTCTGTAATTAGCACCTTGTCTTTCGTTATCTTGTAATAACAAACCTATAGTCGTACCAGCACGTTCAGATGCAATAATTGATCTACTAGCTTGTAAAACTTCTATATTTTTAGCAAATATATTTTGTGCTTCTGCTTTCTCTTTAGCTGCTTTTGCATCTGCTAACGCTTGTTGTTGTTGTCTTTTATCATCTTCTGCTGATCTGTTAGCAGCTAACGCTGCCTGATATGTTTGTCTAGCATTTTGTTGTGCAGCAGCCCTACCGAAAAAAGCATTAGCAGCAGTAAGACCTAAGCCTATATTAAATGCTGTGGCAGCAGTTGTACCTGCTCCTAATAATGCAGCACCAACACACATTTAAGCTATCCTCAGAAATTCGTAGAATGGTTTGTTTGATGTACCATATTCTTTATGGTAATTAATAAATGTAAAAC